TAAGCGGACGAATAATGATTCCGCATAACATGGCGATCAGACCGAACGTCATAACCAGTGAAAAAAACCAGTTGAACAGATAGACGGCCCCATTCATTTCTGGATCTGATGACGTTAACAGCGCCATGTAGAAAAGTTCGCCAACGTAACCGAGTCCAAATTCCATATTATGCCCCCTGAGCAGCCCACAAACGCATGTTGTAAAACCCTTTGCTTGTCCATGACTGAATGTCGGCAACAACGGTTAAGATTTCCCCGCGAACCCCTAGGATCTTTTCCGCACAAACCGGGAAGACTCGAGGGAAGGAATATTCATCTTTTGCAGGTTCCATAATCAAATGTTCGTAACATTTAGTTTGATTTTTTAGAGTAAATTCGCGCACATCTTTTAATAATCCCTTGATTTCCGTTTGTCCGTTCGTTAACGATTCCATTTTTTAACCCTCATTTTTTTTTGACAAAAAAAAGGCGATACTCCCCTGAAGGAGCATCGCCAGCGTTGACAAAGTAATATTTGTATTTAAAATAAAGAAATCCATTACAAAGGGTGTCCGCCTTAAGTTATGGTGTAGCCGTTTAGATGTTACCAGCATCTAAACGGCTTTTTTTTTCGTCAAAATTATTTAGTCATAAAAGGAATAAATATGCAATCAAAAAATCAAGAATTAAGTACGTTTTTGAAACAGGCTAGACGAGCAAAAGGGTTTAGCCAGGATCAGGTTGCAAAATATCTTGGCGTAACTCAATCACAATACAGCAAAATTGAGATGGAACCCTGCAAAAGCAGACTTGACTATTTCCTGTTTTTGGTTCGATTGCTTGAAGTGAACCAGGAGAAACTTGTTATGCTGCTTTTTTAATCAGCGCATTATATTTATTGCGTAGATCATCTCCGTTTTGCACATCATAACTTATTAAATTAACTTCAGTTAAAACTGGACTGATTTTCGTTTCTTTGATCAAACCAAGAGTGGTAATTCCCAGGCTTTCAAAAATCTTTAACGCTCTGGAAACCTTCATTTTGCCATACTGTTTTTTGGCATATTTATCACCTTCTAGAACAATTGTTCCCCATATTGCCGAACACGATTCAACAGATATTCCCGATCCTTTTATATTGGCAGATTTTAAACGTTCGAGAACTTCGGTATATTTAAAAACCTTTCCAGACTTTCCGCCTTTAATAAGTTTATACATTTCCTTTTTCATTTCATCACCCCAATTTACATTTAACAAATCAGCGATTTTAATAACGCTTAATGATTCAATTTTCCTTGATTTAAATTCAACTTCAAAACGGAATAGACCCTTTGTCATTTCTAAAACAGCATCTGCAAAATCTTTATCCCTCGTGTATTGGTATAATCTTCTATAATCGTGTGCTTTAAATTCTGTTTCTTTTGCGTATCCTTTTATCGTTGTCGTAGATCCTGCACAGAAAAAAGAATCCTGATAAAATTGTGGTTTTTTTCGACGAGGAAAATCTAAATTCCTAAAGGTTTGAACATATCGTAATATATGCAAATAATTTTTTAAATCAAAACAGTAAGCAATATCTATTCGTTTTAAGATCCAATCGGAAAGAGGCGGTGTCATAACGCCCAAGAGCGCATCGAACCAGATTTTGAAATAGTGAAGCCGCCGCAGATCCTCGACCATGGATGAGTTTATAAAATTTATCCCTTCAAACCATTTTGGCAAGGAAAACTCGACCACCAAAAATTCCGGCACTGTTACCCGCACCGGACGACTGATCGAATTGTGGGCATCAATTACCGTTAAAATACCGACTTTCTTGGTGTGCGCCGTTTGCATGGTTACGTATTCATAATCCCGAACCTGGACAGAAATTCGAGAGTCCCAGGAGCCGCGCAAAGAACCGCGCGTTATCTCACTGAGAACAACGCCCGACTTATTTTCAAGAATCAGATGCGAATCAAGCTGAAGCTTGATTCTCTGTAGCACAATTGGCGCAATATTCTTTATTTCCAATCTGATTGTGTCGATCATGTGTCCGCCTTTTTGGGTTCAGTTCGCGCTGGAAAGATGGTGCTAGAGAGTAACGCCCACGTTACGTTCGTCCGGTGTTACAATACCGGACGAAGGCTTTTCACGGCCCGCGCTCCCCCCGTAGGGGGCGGGGCCTTTAGGATGATTTTTCCGGTTTAAGGGTGTCATTGTTTTTAGAAGATGGTTCGTTTTCGGGTTTTTCGATCAGGTGCGAAGGAACGTCAGCAAGAAGGGTTTTAAAAGGCCCATTCCTGATCGTAAAGGGGAAATCTTTTTGCAGGTAAAAGACGCCATTGAAAACGACGTAAACAATGCCATCCTGGACAAGATAAGAAAGAGGAACAGTAACCAAGGCACTAGGAGCCGCGCCACTGGAAGAGGCACCAGGAGCCGCTGACGAGTTTTTAGAGGGTGCAGGGGAAGAAGAAGGTGTTGAGGCGGTCGGTTGAGTTCGACCACGAACAAAAAGGGTTCGAGCTTGGTAAATGCCGAAAGCAAGAACCAGGAGCAACAAAACCATGTATTTTAAAAATGGATTTCTAGTTTTTTCGACTGATTTGGAAGATTCAGATTTATAAAGCTTGAAAACCCAAGATCTTTTGAACTTAAATTTTTTGTCAACAATCGTATCACCGGCAATAAAATTATACCAAAGATCACGGCCAAAAAATAAAGATGAAGTTTTTGGAAGAGCTTTTATTTCCTGTTCCGCAAGGCTGGTGATGCCGAAAGGAAGGTTTTTTTTATCTTGAGTTATAAAGTAAATATCTTGTCCGAAATGACCGTGTAATTGAATCCAGTTGAAAACTTTGGTGTCCTTGAAATTAAAAGGAAAGTAAAACTGTGGTTCATCGACTAAATAAATGGTTTTTGGATATTTTTCTGCAACTTTCTGTTGATTTTCATAACTGAAAAAATGAGTTGCGGAAGGATACTTTGATAAAACATCAATCAAAGACTCGTGAGGAAGCTTGAGACTGTCGATGTTAGAAATAATTTTGAGATCGGCAAATTCTTTTTTCAAAGTAAATTCGCCGTTTTTGGATCTGTCGAAGTATTTTGTGGCAATATACCAGACAGCATAATAACTTTTTCCGGATCTTGGTAAGCCGGTAATCAAAAACAAACTCATGACTTCAATCCGGAAAAAGAATGTTGCAATTGATAACGAGCTTTTCCTAAAATTGGCCGCAAATCGTCACGAATGGTTAAGGCTTGAACCTGGAGAACAGTAAAATTGATTGTTCCCAAACCAACGGGAAAAAGACGATGCGACTTGTCAAGAGTCCGATACAACAGATTGTAAATCGCTTGCAATTCTTCCAAGAGAGCAACTTGATCTTCGTTCATGGTGTCCGCCATTCTTCATCGAAGTTAAATTGATTTTAACCAGGAGCACCCCGGCCCGGATCGGCACGACTCCCAGGAGCACCCCGGCCCGGATCGGCAAGAACCCGGGAGAAATCCGGATCGGCAAGAACCCGGGAGAAATCCGGATCGGCATAACTCCCGAGCAACCTTTCCCACTATCCACCTTTTTTTTTCTTCCTTGTTCCTTGTCCTTCCTTTCTGTCCCTCTGTTCTTTGTCCTGGTTACGGTCTTTTCTTTTTCCTGTATCTGACCATTACCCGACGCACTACCGCGCTATCGCTTGCTGTCCCTTCATGGTTCCTGCAAAAAAAATCAAAAAGACGATTTTTTTCACAGCGAACCACAAAGGGAGGGAAGACTTCTTGCTCACTGATCATTCCTTTTCTTTTTTTTTTCTTTTTCTTTTTTTTCCTTGGGAGAAGGGCGGTTTTCTCCGCCTTCCATCGGCAAGGGCAATTGCGCCCGTTTGATTTTGGCTTGCGGCCTGGTTGTTTTTTTGTGCCGGTCGATTAGAGCCTGCACCCTTTCGACCAAGGAGGCCGGCACAGACAGCCGAACGCTTTTTTCAAAAGCGACCGACCCGACAGGCCGGCCGCTTTTTCCCTTTTTCCCGCTCATAATGGCCCGAAAGAGTCTTCCTTGACTTCACACTCAAAAGGATTTTCAATCCATGAAAATTGAATACGGCAGAAAGAACAAAACCCCTCGCCGCCATCACGCCCATCTTCACCCGTAAACAAGGTAGATTCATCGAAATCAGAGTCACAATACGGGCAAATGCATTTTGCAAGATCTTCCTGGCCCTGTTCGCTGAAATGTACTTTGTAAATTCCTTTATCTTCCATAGAATCAATCATTTTGACCCCCCTTTTTAAAATTCAAAATCTGTAAATACTATTGTTTCACCCTTGATCCAGACTTCACCGAAAACATTGTCATACGGTGAACAAGAATATCGTTTATTGGATCTGCAATATTCACCGCGAATATAAACAGATTTTGAATTTTCTTTTCTCAAAAAATATTCACCTTTTTTTAATGATTTTAAGGTTTTTTGTTCCATGTGAACCCCCTTTTTTTTGGTTAATTAAAATCTTCCATTAGTTATATAGTAACTTTTTTGATTTTAATTTGCCAGAAAAAAAAGAGCTTTGATTCATTTTTTTTTACCATTAAAAAATCCGACCCATAGGCAATTTGGCAAACATATTTAAAGCCAGACGCGCCGTCAAAGCTGTCATTATGATAGCAAAACATTGCGGAATCTGAAGACAGTTCGCCAAATATCCGCCAAGGCCGGACACATTCAAAACCACCGCCTCAAATTGTGGATCTGCACCCATTAACGACATGTACCGCATAAGGATGGAACCGCCGAACCGCATCGACCAAATAACAAGGTTATGAAAGATAATCGGCATAACCGTTACAAACAGGGTGAGCATTAAAGCCCGAAAAGCGACCCATTTAATAACATCGGTTGCCAGATTGATCGTGAACAACCGCCCAAAAAATCCCGTAATAACTCCCCATATAACCGGCATGATCAACCCCCAAAGCCACGGCCACCAGTTACGACAATATCAAAGCCCCGAAAATACGCCAAAGCCTTGAGAATGCCGCCCATAATCAGGAAATAATTTTCAAACATGCTAAAACAGAAGCTAACATGAGCGCCGCGAATCGTACCGCCCACACAACTATCAGAAGAGGTAATTTGCACCTTGCTATTACTTAAAGCCGCCTTCATTTCGTTCATGTAGTTAAAACCTTCAATATAGGTATCAACATCAAAGGTTTCTGATTCATCGACTGGTAACATGTCAGCAGTAATGGCGCCGAATGTACCTTCCCCCGCACCCTCAACAGAGGCTTCATTTCCGGTCGTGAAGGAGGAAACCGCCTCAATCATTTTATCCTGAAAATCCGCATCTTTTACACCCTGTTCTTCTAAAATCTTTCTAATTTCGTTGCTGGCATTTCTGATTGCATCATTGGTTCCCGAAGTATTGTTGGCTATATCGTGCAGGTTTTCGGAATCCCTTTGTGATAAACCAGCCGAAGCAGAAGCCGCCGCCCTTGCTGTCGAATCGTGGGTGTCATCAACTCCATTGCCATCTGCATCAAGGCCACCAGTTACCCCGGAATCAACCCGGTCATCAATGCCATTACTGTTTGAATCAGCGCCACCCAATTTATCGGCATCGGCATAATCAGGCACACCGTCAGAATCAGAATCCTTTTTTAATTCGTCATCGACTTTAGGAACGGGTTCAGATGGAACGCCCATTTCATATTTAAAATTATTGTTACACTCACAGGCTGACGTTGTTTTGTGAGTCAAAGGATCTTCACGACAAAAGGAGAATGCCACGCCCAATTTATCCGAACAGTAGGCTTGACACTGGTTCGAGTGTCCGGAGCAGTTTGACGGCAGATCTTCCGGAGGCGGAAGAGCTGTCAAGCTGTCAACCATCTGTTCCACAGTTGGAGTCATCGAAGCACCCGTATTAGACAAACCGACCGTTTTTTGTGCTCCAGTTGTTCCCGGCCCATAGGCGCAACATTGACCTTCCGGTAAGCCAGTTTGACAGGTTTTTCGTCCAATGTTGTCTTTAAAGGTTCCCATGTTCATCACCCATTTATCGGAACCTGAAGCCGTTTCGCTGGCCCAATACTCAAATTCATCGGTCATACCACCGCAACCAGGATCTATAATAACCCCGGTTACAGTTCCATCCAAACCCGTTGACTGTCCTAATAAACAATCTTCCGGATCTGGAGAATTTGGTTTTTTGTCACAAGCATTACAAACGCCATCTGTATCATCATCCTCGGTATCACAGGGCGGCTTGGCTTCACAAGGTTCTGTTATAGGTTCCGTTGGAGATTTTATCGCGCTTTGCAACTGATCATAAGCAGGTTGTGATAAATAAGTAAAATTTGACAAATAACGAGCGTTCCATTGATACTGTTGAGTGCTTTTATTGAAACTACAAACAGCAACCTTAGGTGCAGATGGATACAAATAGGTCATATCAGTACATGGAATTTGTGTTTGATTGTCGATTGCTTTTGTGAATTGCGAGTTTTCAGAAATTGTGAAAGGGGCGTAACAATTGGCAGTATTTTTTGGGTAAGCGTTAGCTGTGGCAGATCCGATTAAAACAATATCCCCTTCATACGCCGCTTTTGATGTAGTAATTAAGGAGCAAGTAATAAGTATGACAAATATTATTATTTTCATGGTGTCCGCCATAAAAAAGGGGGACGGTAAACCGCCCCCCTTTGGTGTGAGATAAAGAAAAAAATTAGGAGCGATTCAAGGCCTTGACGATTTTACGAAAACCCCACAGAGCCGCCAACGCAGGAATTACCAGCATCATTACGCTTTCCACATCGGCAGTATTGAGCGTAACCCCGGTGAAGGTCAAAGCCGCATGAGCTTTGCCGCCGACCATCAAGCCAACAGCGCCCACCGTGGCCATAAGATCATAATTGCGAGCGATGATCTTATTACAGAAAGCCAAAGGACGAGAAACAGGAACATACCGAGCAACAGACTTTTTCATGGTTTTATCTCCTTCCATGATTTTTATATTAGATGTTATCGAGAAAGAACTTGACCACCAAGCCCCCACAAATAACACCGGCCAACGCAAATAAAAAACCAAGATCCTGTTGAGTAAGCCAACCAAGAGCGACCGGATCAAAATTTTCCATATCAAGACCTTG